GCGCAGAGTCGCAGATTTCCGACAGAAAGTGAACTTATGAAATGACCCCTATACCAGTTAGTGAAATGCGCCGTGCCTGACGTCAAGGACCAGCGCACAATGAGCAGGAGCCAGCTGGCTACCCTGCTCGACGTCAATGTCAACACGATCGCTACTTGGGTGACACGCGGCTGTCCTTACGTGCAGAAAGGGCACAAAGGAAAGCCGTGGCTGTTCAACGTAGCGACCGTGGTCCAATGGAAGGAGCAGCAAGCAAGAGATTCTGTCATCGGAAACAACGACGCAGTTGATCTTGATGAGGCGCGGCGAAGAAAGGTCTCTGCGGAAGCTGCAATCGCAGAGCTCAACTTGCAGCAACTCAGGGGCGAGCTCATCGAAGTTGAAGCTGTCGCGCAAGCCGTCGCTGATGAGTACTCAAACGTGCGACAGAGGCTCCTTGCAATGCCTACGAAGCTTGCTCCGCAAGTGATTCCGGTTGACAGCATCCCTGAAGCCGAAGCGCTGATACAAGAGTTCATACACGAGGCAATTGAAGAACTGACGCAAGATGGAATCTATTCAGGAGACGCAGAAGACGCTTCTGAGGCAGAAGCTGAAGGAGGCGCGCAGGAGAAGTCTGCGCCTGCCTCCGAAGCTGACCGTCTCTGAGTGGGCTGACGAGCACAGACGCTTGTCTGCAGAGTCCTCCGCCGAGCCGGGGCGATGGGTTACTTCGCGCGCAGAATACCAGCGCGAGATGATGGACGTCGTTACGGACCCAAACGTCGAAGACGTCGTCATAATGTCTTCTTCTCAGGTCGGCAAGACCGAGATCATAAACAACATCGCAGCTTTCTTCATACAGCAGGACCCCTCTCCAATACTCCTTGTGCAGCCGACCGTAGAGATGGCGCAGGCGTGGTCAAAGGACCGGCTGACTCCTATGCTTCGAGACACCCCGATCTTGCACGGCCTCGTGAGCGCCCCGAGATCAAAGCAGTCCGCCAACACGCTGCTGCACAAAGTGTTCCCCGGCGGCCACATAACGATGGCAGGCGCGAACGCTCCTGCAGGTCTTGCTTCACGGCCAATCCGGGTTGTGCTTTTTGACGAGGTGGATCGCTACCCGGTTTCTGCTGGCGCAGAGGGCGACCCGGTCAAGCTTGGAGAGAAGCGCTCCACGACGTTCTGGAATCGCAAGAAAATAAAGGTCAGCACCCCAACAGAAGACGGACTGTCCCGCATCGACCGACTCTTCAAGAACTCCGACCAACGATACTACCACGTTCCGTGCTACCACTGCGGCCACGAGCAGCGTCTCTACTGGCGGCAGGTCAAGTGGGTGCAAACGCCGGAAGGCGACCACGACGTGGCCAGCGCTGGTTACTGCTGTTCCTCCTGTGGCGCCGTTTGGTCTGAGTCAGAGCGTCTTTGGAGCATCAAACGCGGTTCGTGGGTCAAGAGCAATCCCGACAGCCCGACGGCAGGCTTCCACATCTCCGAGCTGTATTCCCCTTGGAGCAGCATACGCTCAATTGTCACCGCATTCTTGGAGTCGAAAGATGATCCGGAGCTTTTGAAAACGTGGACCAACACAGTTCTTGGCGAGGCTTGGGAATTGCGCGGCGAGAAAGTGGATCGGCATGCGCTTTACGAGCGCAGAGAAGATTACGAGGGCGTGCCGGAGCAGGGGCTTATACTTACTGCAGGCGTGGACGTTCAGCACGACCGTATAGAATATGAAGTCGTGGCGTGGGGCGAAGGCGAGCAGTCTTGGAATGTCGACTACAGGATTCTCTTCGGCGACACTGCTGGAGACGACATCTGGGACGAGTTGGATGATGCGCTTGACGAACACTACACTCATGAGTCTGGCGCTGAAATGCACATCAACGCCATCATGGTCGACTCTGGTGACAGAACTCAGCGAGTGTATGACTACGTCTTGGCTACGCGCCACGCAAAGTTGTTTGCCGGCAAAGGCGTTGCAGGCGCTGGTCGCCCTGTGGCCAAGTTGTCTAGGAAGCCGAAAGGCAAAAGCCGTCGCGCGGTAGACCTTTATCAAATCGGAGTGGACGACGCAAAGGCAACTCTTTATGCTCGGCTGAAAATGGAGCGTGTTGGTCCTGGCTACTGCCATTTTCCGATGGATCGCGACTTGGAGTACTTCGAGCAGCTGACTGCAGAGAAGCGCGTGAAACGCATGGTCAAAGGGTACGAGGTGGCGGAGTGGCAAAAGGTGCGGCCCCGCAACGAGGCTCTTGACTGCCGTGTGTACGCTTATGCCGCGCTGAAGGTTTTGAATCCGACTTGGCAGACCGCAGAGCGTCGGTTGGGCAAGAAGCCCGCCAGGAAGGTGATGAACAAGCGCCCTCCCGATCAAGCGGTAAGGCCTGCGAGGAGAAAGAAAGCGTCCAGGGGCTTTGGAAAATCCGATTGGGGCGGGCGCTTGTGATTCGCCTGGTATGCAGGCATAATATGAGTGGAGGTGCGCCATGTTGAAGTACAGGATTACCGCGAGCGGCTCGCCCGCAAGCGCTGCTGAGATATACATATACGGCGACATCGGCGAAGACTGGATGGCCGAGACCGTCGCTGCAACCGATTTTGTGCGCGACCTCAATGAGCTGAAAAACGAACAGATTGTGATCCGCATCAATTCGGTCGGCGGCTCTGTCCCAGACGGGATCGCAATTTACAACGCGATCGCTCGTCACCCTTCCAATACCACGATCATGATTGACGGCATGGCCATGAGCATTGCCTCTCTGATTGCGATGGCGGGAGATCAGGTTCACATGGCCGACAACGCGGTCATGATGATTCATGCTCCGTGGACGGTCGCTGCAGGCAACGCCAACGAGTTCCGCGTCACCGCAGACATGCTTGACACGTGGGCTGCCGCAATGGCAACCAGTTACGCCAAGAAGACTGGCATGTCCGAAGCAGAGGTGATGTCCTCTCTTCTGGACGGCGAAGACCATTATTTCACAGCGGCTGAGGCTCAAGCAAAAGGCTTGGTAGACGCCCTCGTCGAAGCTGTCCCCGTGGCGGCGTCTCTCCGCGTTCCTGAGCAAGCGCTCGCGCGTTTGGAAATTCCGTCCGCTGCGACGGAGCCTTTCGTGATTAAGGCCGCGCGTGCGGCTCCAACAGAAGGAGGATCCGTTATGGATCGCAAGCAAAAGATACGCGCCTTGTTCCAGGCGCACATGGACAATCCAGACATCGCTGCTCTGTGCGATGCATGCATCGAAGACGAGTCCGTGGATGTGGCCCGCGCTACCGGTGAGCTGCGTGCTGCGCTGGACGCCATTTCTGAAGCGAAGGCCGCAGACAAGAGTGCTGCGGACGTGGCTGCTGCCGTTGAGAGCGGCATCCAGGCCGAGGCGTCTCGTCGCAATGGCATCCAGGCCGCGTTCAAGCCGTTCATGAACCATGAGGGTGTTTCGGATCTTCTGGATTCCTGCGTCTCCGATCACACGGTGGACGTCCAGTCTGCCAACGCCAAGCTGCTCAAGGCACTCGGCGAGCGTACCGAGCCTGTCGCCGGCAACGTGGTTGTTCGGCCGAATCCTGAGCGGGCCAAGTTCGAGCAGGGCATCGTTGCATCGTTGCTCGTGCGCGCGGGCAAGGGCACTCAGGAAGACGCCGAGGCCGCCAAGGCTTCTGGAATGCACAACTTCTCGCTGATGGAGCACGCCAAGGCGTCCCTGGTCCGCGCTGGCACGGACATCGGTACGCTGACTGTGCCTCAGATCGCTCAAGCTGCACTCACACAGACCACCAGCGACTTCTCTGTTCTGCTCGAGAACGCGATGCACAAGGCCATGCAGGCATCGTACAGCACCGCGCCTGATACGTGGTCGCGATTCTGCGCCATCGGTTCTGTGAGCGATTTCCGGGCGCATAATCGGTACCGCACCGGGTCTCTCGGGAACTACGGCGTGGTCAATGAAGCCGGTGAATACCAGAACGCCAACATCCCGGACGGGGAAAAGAGCCAGATCTCTGCTGAAGATCGCGGCATGATCATCAACGTCACGTACCAGATGATCATCAATGACGACGTTGGCGCGTTTGTTGGCCTCGCCTCTGACCTTGGCCGCGCTGGTGCGCGCACGATTGAGTCGTTGGTCTACGCGGCTCTTGCTGAGAATGGCGGCCTTGGCCCCAACCTTCTGGACGGCAACCCGCTGTTCCATGCTTCTCGCAACAACATCGGAGCAGGCTCCGCGTTGACCGTGGACGGCATCGAAGCGGATCGGGTGTTGATGGCCTCGCAGAAAGACATCAGCGGCAACGACTTCCTGGACATCCGTCCGCAGGTCTTGCTGCTCCCGATTGGCCTCGGCGGCACCGCTCGCGTGATCAATGACGCGCAGTACGATCCGGATGCCACGAGCAAGCTGCAGCGTCCGAACAAAGTTCGCGGCCTGTTCGGTGACATCGTGGACACTCCGCGCCTCACTGGCACGCGCCGTTATCTTTTCGCCAACCCGGCCGACGTGCCTGCCATGGAGGTTGCGTTCTTGAACGGGGAGCGTGCTCCGCAGATCATGATGGAGGACTCTTTCAATTCACGGGGAGTTCGTTGGCGGGCAACCCTGGACTGCGGAGTCGCGGCGATCGATGGCCGTGGCGCGGTAACCAACGCGGGCGCTTAATCAAGCGCCCTGTATTGAGGAGACTGACTGATGTCAACAAAATACCTTTCCGAAGGCGCTACGATTCAGTACGCCAACGGCACAGGCTCTGCGGTGTCGTCAGACGACGTAGTGAACATGAATGGCGTGCTGGGCGTTGCGCTGGCCGACATCCCTGATGGCGAAACCGGCTCCGTGCGGATCAATGGCGTGTTTCGGATGCCGAAGGCGTCTGCGGCGGTCATTGCGCAAGGGGAGACGCTCACCTGGGATGTTTCCGCTGGTGAGTTCGACGACTCATCCGCCACGCCAGCTGCAGGAGACGTGACCGGCGCGACTGCGGTCGCTGCTGCCGCTGCAGGCAATGGCGACACCACGGTTGACGTTCTGTTCACGGGGGTGCCTGGCACCGTCAACTGATGAGTGCTTTTTCGGAAG